GCGCGACTGATCGGTCACCCCTCGAACGCCCCCGGTACGCTGGGGGCGTTTTTGTATGCCCAAGATGCCGCTGAAGACCATCGCCCGTGACGGCTCGCGGCGTGGCCTCAGTCCCGAGACGCGACCCGTCTACCAGCCCTACGGCGCGGCGCGCGAGCTGATGCGCTGTCGCGAGCGCGAGGTGCTGCTCTCAGGCCCCAGCGGCACCGGCAAGAGCATGGCCTGCTTGCAGAAGATCGACCTGGCCGCGTCCCAGATCGCCTGCCGCGCGGCGATCGTGCGCAAGGTGCGCACCGCGCTCACCCAGGCCGCCCTGGTGACCTTCACCGAGAAGGTGCTGCCACCACCGCCCAACGCGGTCTGGTTCCACCACGAGGATCAGGAGTTCCGCTACCCCAACGGCGCGCGCGTCATCGTCGCCGGCCTGGACGACCCGCGCAAGGTGCTCTCGACCGACTTCGACCTGATCTACGTGCAGGAGGCCACCGAGCTGGACGATCAGGACTGGGGCATCCTGCTCACCCGTCTGCGTAACAACGTGCTGAGCTACCAGCAGCTGATCGCCGACTGCAACCCCAGTTACCCCAACCACTGGCTGAAAGTGCGCTGCGACGAAGGCCTGACCAGGCTGCTCGAAAGCAAGCACGAGGACAACCCCCAGCTGTACGACCACGCCCAGGCCAGCTGGACGCCGTTCGGCACCGAGTACCTGAAGACCCTCGATGCCCTGGGCGGCTACCTGCACAAGAGATTACGCCTCGGCCTGTGGGTCGCCGCCGAGGGCATGTACTTCCCCGAGTGGGATCCCGAGCTCCACGTCCGCAAGCCCCTGGAGCTGCCCGACGACTGGCCCCGCTGGGTCGCCGTCGACTACGGCTTCGCGGTGCCGTTCTGCGCGCTCTGGTTCGCCAGGGATCCCGAGAGCCGCAGGATCTACGTCTACCGCGAGATCTACGCCGCCGGCGTCCGCGACGAGCAGCAGGCCGACCTCATCCGCGAGCATTCCGAGGACGAGCGCATCCTGCAGATCGTGTGCGACCCGGCCATGTTCAACGCCCGCACCGAGCAGAAGCGGCCCTCGATCGCCCAGGTGTACGCCGATCGCGGCCTGGCGCGCATGAGCGTCCAGGGCATCTGGCCGGGCCAGAACAACCGTAAGCAGGGCTGGGCTATCGTGCGCCGCAGCCTGGCGCACGACGAAGAGCCCCCCAGACTCCAGATCCTCCGCGGCCAGTGCCCCAACCTCGAACGCGAGCTGCCGGCGCTGGTCAGAGATCCACTCGATCCCGAGGACACCCAGCAGCTGGTCCGCGGCCGCTACGTCAGCGACCACGCCTGCGACGCACTACGCTACGGCCTATGCACCGAGGCGCTGCCGGCGATCCCACCCCCGACCAGGGCGATCTTCGGGTAGGCATCCTGAGCCTGCGCTGGGACGGTGAGCAGTTCTGGCTCCAGCGCGCCGACCCGCTCGTCGAGATCCCCGATCGGCTGCTCGCCAGCGCCCAGGAGGCCGACAACCCGAACCTGCGCGTCGAGGCCGGCATCGCCTGGTTCCACACCGCCCAGGGCGACATCGGCTACGAGCTGTTCCGCTACGACGACCTCGCCGAGGTCTGGACGTGCCGCCGCGTCGGCAACGATGACGACGCGATCTAGCGCACACGCGAGGGGGAGTTCTCTTTTCGAGTGGGCCGGTATTAGACTGAGCGCGGCAGCCCCCGTCCCTGCCGATGGCTGTCGCCTCCCCTTTCCGCGGCTCCTTCCAGGCCTCGTCCGAGGACAACCGCTTGCTGTCCCAGACGCTGGACCTCGCCAACGATCTGCGCATCCGCTTCCGAGTGCGCAACCAGCTGTTCGCCCTGATCGATAGCGTCATCTTTCAGGACACCTACGTCGAGATCCCCGAGGCCTACCGCAAGACCGCCCTGGAGATGCGCAACCCGCTGGCCATCGACATCGTCGACACCACCGTCAGCGCACTGTGCGCCAACCCACCCACGGTGCAGTACCACCCGACCGCGTTCGGCGACGCCGCGCAGCAGAACGCCACCCTGCGCGAGCACTTCTTCGACGCCAGCTGGCACCGCCAGGAGCAGGACTCGCGCCGTCCACTGCTGCGCTCGCTGATGTACTCCACCGTCAGCAAGGGCGAGGGCTGGCTCAAGACGATCAGCCGCGCCAACAGTGCCTGGCGCGAGTACACCGACCAGGCCAAGGCGATGGCCGAGGAGATCGCCGCCGAGCAGCAGTACGACCTCGACGCCCAGCGGCGGCTGTTCGACAAGCAGACCGAGGAGCTGAAGCTGCTCGCCCCGTATCCGATCGCCACCACCGACGTGCCGCCCGAGACGTGCTTCTACAACCAGAACGAGAACGGCTTCACCGCGGTCGTCGAGATCAAGACCATGCCCTACCTCGAAGCGCTCGCCCGCTTCGGCACCGGCCTGGACCGTGACGGCAACGTGCTGTCGCCGGTCGACTGGCAGAACCTTGACCCGCGGGCGATGTCCCTGGCCCGCGCGGAGTGGCCGCGCGTCGTCCAGCAGCACAAGCAGATCACCGTCATCGAGGCCTGGGACTTCGAGCAGTGTGCCATCGTGCTGCTCGGTCCGGGCCAGCTGGCCTCGGCCCAGGGCAGCTACCAGAGCGGCACCCTGGTGCGCAGCATCAAGCACGGCTACGGCGACCCGGTCCTCAAGACCCTGCGCGGCCCGTACTTCCAGGCCCGCGGCCTGACCACCAGCTCGCGCCTGCCCGAGCGTCAGTCGGTCAGCATCCTGTACGGCTACCTGATGCTGTTCCCGCTCATCGACAGCCTGCTGACCATGCAGGGCAACTCCGCGTTCCTGACCGGCTGGCCAGCGTTCAAGCGCACCCAGCCGCCGGGCAGCGTGCCCGGCATCCAGGCCGGCACTGGCCCGTACGCCAACGACAACCGTGACGTCGACGCCGCGCAGACCATCCGCCCCGGCTTCGTGTACCCCTTCGACATCAGCCCGATCGAGCAGCCGAAGGCCGGCGTGGACCTCGACAAGATCCTGCAGAACGCCCAGACGCTGGCCCAGATGGCGCAGCCCGAGGTCATCCGCGGCGGTGCAGCTGGGGCCCAGTCCGGCTACCAGCTCAACCAGCAGGCCTTCCTGGCGCGCCTCAAGTGGGATCCCATCGTCGGCAACGTCAGCCAGTGCCTCGCCGATCGGACCGGCTTCGAGAGCTGGCTGATCGAGCGGCGCATCGGCGAGACGGTGTACGCCTTCGCCGAGGAGCGGCCACCGGCCCAGCGCGGCAAGTTCGCGGGCCAGTCCAGAGCGGGCTGGATCGGCCTCGGCCCTGACGAGCTGGCCGGTGTGCATCGCTACGACATTCGCCTGGACATCAGCACCCCGAGCGACGACGTGGTGGCGACCAGGGCCATCGGCGAGAAGATGCAGCTCAAGCTGATTGGCTACGAGGACGCCGTCAGGGAGGCCGGCTACAACCCCGACGAGGTCGAAAAGAGCTGGCTGCTGCAGAACATGAAGCAGTCCGGCCCAGTCCAGCAGAAGCTGATGGAGCTGACCTTCCAGAAGCTGGGCACCATCCTGCAGGCACAGATGCAGACACCAGGGCCCAGCCCGCAGGAGATGGCTGGCATCGTGCCGGCGGGCGTCGGCAATCCTGCGCCTGGTGGTCCCGGTGTGGGGGGCGGTCAGGGCGGAATGCCGGCGAACCCGGTGCCGGTGCCGCAAGCTCCAGGGCCCGGTCCTGGCAGCCTGCCCGGTCAGCCAGCCTCGCCGACCATGCCCGGCCCGACGGGTGCCGGCTAGATGGCCGACATCGACTACACCGATGACGCCGCCGTCGAAATCAACCGACTGGTGGCCCAGCTTGAGGCGTACCTCGAAGTCCGCATCATCGGATTGATCACTGAAACAGGCGCGCTGATCTCGCGCACGTACGCCGATCAGGAGCTGCTTGACCTCGTCGCGCGCGACATCGTCGAAAAGGCTGCACGCCCCCGCCGCAGGAAGCGGACGCCCTGATGCCGCGCGGGCCGAAGGTCGAAACCTACGACCTGATCGCCAGCGACCTGGCGCAGTGGCTCGACGACATGTCCACCCAGCTGGCCATCGCCATGTCGCCGCAGGGCGTGGCCCCGTTCGCCGCGCCGATCAGCGACCAGCAGAAGCTGGCGTACTACTCCAGCCAGCTGTTCAACGCCGACGGCACGCCCAACGAGCAGGGCCGCAACGCCGAGCTCCAACGGCTCGGGCCGATCGGCTTCCGTACCGTGTACCGCGCCGTCATCCAGGCCTACCCCTGGCTCAAGCTGCCAGCGCCGCCGGAAGGTGCAGCGCCGCCGATCTTGTAGTAGGCTGAGCCCGGCAGCCCGCCGCTCGGTACGACGCGGGCTGCTTCGTGTGCGAGCGGCGGTCAGCCCCCGCAAGGAGGGCTCCGCGCATGGCATACGCCTCGACAAGCAACTTCTCGAAGAAAGTCCACGCTCCGTCTGAGCCGAGCGGCAAGGGTTTCGCCGGCAGCAGCAGCTACCCCAGCGTGGCCGGCTCGGCCAGCTGCTCGGGCGAACCGTCCGGCAAGAATTCCGAGCTCCGCTCAGGCCAGAAGACCAAGGGCAATGCCAAAAAGCTCTAAGCCCTGGACCCTGAAGGCCGACGTCGCCGCCGACAAGAAGGCCGGTATCCGCCAGGGCTCGGCGCGCGACAACGCCCTGGACCGCAAGCGCGGCGTCTCGACCCGCGTGCCCGGCAAGAAAGGCAAGTAATGGCAGGCAAAGCTCCAGCTTCCAGGCCGCGGGCAGCTGCACCCTCCCGCAGCGCACCGCGTGCGCCAGCAGCGCGGACGCCTTCTGTGCCACGAGCTGCGGCGCGCGCCGCGACACCGAAGGCCCCGCCGCTGCCCCGCGTCTCTGCTCGCGCCGTGCCGAAGCTGCCGGCTCGGCCAGCTGCTCCGCGGCTGCCGTCCGCGCGCGCGACCCCTGGTCCAATCGGCGCGCCGCGCATTCCCGGCCCGGCGGCGCGCATGCCGATGGCCCAGGGCGCACCGCGCATGCCCCTGCCCGGACCTCAGGTCGGCACCAGCATGCCCAGCATGCGCGGCCTCATCCCCCCGCCGTTTTCGCAGGGCCCGTTCCGATGAGCCTCAGCTGCGGTGGCCGCGGCCCCTGCTGCCACATCGGCTACGCGCACCGTCACTGCGAACACTGCGACACGGTCATCCCCACCTACCACGCCCACTACCAGCAACCCTGGCCCTGGTATCAGCAG